GCTGAAGCAGAAGTAGAGGTAGAAGTTGAAGCTCCTGAAGCCGAAGTTGAAACAGGTAAAATGCCTGAAGAAGAAATGGCTGCTGCACCTACTGCAAAGAAAATCATCGAATCAGTAACTAAAGAATCTTTCTTTAGCGAAATCGAAGCCTTGAAAAAAGAAAACGAAGAGTTGAAAGCACAAATCGCTTTGTCAAAAACTGAAGTTGCAGAAGAAGTCGCACCAGTTGAATTGAGCGAAGAGCCTAAACCTATTTCATTCAACCCTGAAAACGAAACTAAAGTAGAAGCGTTTAAATTCGGTCAAAACCGTCCACGTTCTACAATGGATTCAATCCTTTCAAAAATCTCTAATCTTTAATTAATTTAAAATAATTTACAATGCCAAATCCAGTTATTTCTTCGTCATCATATGCAGGCGAATTTGCAGGTAAATACATCGCTGCTGCGTTATTATCTGCACCAACATTAGACAAAGGTGGTATCACCGTAATGCCTAACGTCAAATATAAGAGCGTTATTAAGCGTTTGAGTACAGATGGCATCATCAAGAACGCAACCTGCGACTTCGACCCTACGAGTACTATCACATTGACAGAGCGTGTATTGCAGCCCGAGTCTTTCCAAGTAAACCTCCTTTTGTGTAAGCAACCGCTACGAAGCGATTGGGAGGCGGTTCAAATGGGTTACTCTGCATTTGATGCAATGCCTAAAAACTTCTCCGATTTCCTTATCGCACACGCTGCTGAAAAAGTTGCTGCTGCAATGGAAACTACAATTTGGAGAGGTGCTAACGCAACCGCAGGTGAATTTGATGGTATTATGACACAATTGACTACTGATGCCAACCTTCCTTCTGCTCAAGAAGTTGCAGGTACTACAGTTACTGCTGCTAACGTAATCACCGAGCTTGGTAAAATCGTTGACGCTTGTCCTGCTGCCCTTTATGGTAAAGAAGACTTGAACCTCTACGTATCACAAAACATCTATCGTGCTTATGTTCGTGCATTGGGTGGCTTCGCTGCTTCAGGTGTAGGTGCTAATGGTTACGAGAACAGAGGTACAAACCAACAACTTGGTGATGTATTCTTTGATGGTGTTCGTATTTTCGTTGCTAACGGTCTTGCTTCTAACACAGCATTGCTTACTCAAAAATCAAACTTGTATTTTGCGACTGGTCTATTAAATGATATGAACGAAGTACGTGTGATTGATACTGCCGAGACTTTAGGCGATGACAATGTACGTATCATTATGCGCTTTACTGCTGATGCTAAATACGGTTTTGCTTCTGACGTTGTTACTTACGGAATCGTAAACTCTGCTAACTAAAATTAGCTGATTTCAAATAATCGGGGAGGGCAAGTCCCTCCCTTTTTTATAACATTTAAAATCTAAAAAATATGTGCGAAATAACAACAGGTAGATTAGAAGTATGTAAAGACGTAGTAGGCGGTATTGACGCTATCTACTTTATTAACTACGGAGACTACAACTCTGCAACTGACATAACTTACGTTTCTACAACTGACACAATTGATGCAATTGCTAACGTAACTTCACTTTACAAATACCAACTTAAAGGAACGAACTCTTTTGACCAAGTTATCACAACTTCACGTGAGAACGGAACTTCATTTGTAGAGCAGACTTTGTCAGTTACTTTAAAGAAACAAGATGCCGCTACACACAAGACGGTTAAGTTATTGTCTTACGGACGTCCTAACGTAGTAATCAAAACACGTAACAACCAATTCTTCCTTGCAGGTTTAGAACACGGAATGGAATTGACTACTGCTAACGTGTCAAACGGTGTTGCGATGAGTGATATGGTTGGTTATACATTGACGTTTGTAGGCACTGAAAAAATCCTTGCTAATCTACTCGATGCAACTTCGGAAGCAGGTCTAATTGGTGCAGGTAGCGTATTTGGTGCGACTACTACCATCGTTGCTTCTTAATCTTTTTTTCATAGCGTTAAAGGGCAGGCTTCGGTCTGCCTTTTTTATTTGGAAACAAAACCAATTCTAAACGTTATTATAGTATGATAGTTTTAACTACATCTACATCAGCGCAGACGTTTTCGTTTATTCCGAGAGGTTCATTCAATACAATGATTCTTACGGATGACCAAACAAACACACCTGCAACTATTACAATCACCAGTTCAACGCAAGGAGACTACGTAAACACGATTACTGCATCCTTCGCATTAAAAGAAGGACACTTCTACGACTTGGTTCTAAAACAAGGAACTGACATCGTATACAAAGACCGAATTTTTTGTACTGACCAAAACATCGTGAACTTCTCGGTAAATTCAGGTGAGTACGTTTCAAATACAACCGCAAATACATACATCGTATATGAGTAACATACACGTTTTAAATCTATCCGCTTACACTACTCCTGTTATTCAGGAGAGCAAGCGTGAGGCTTGGGTAGATTACGGAGAATCTAATGATGCCTACCAATTTTTGATAGATAGATACACGAACTCTACAACAAATAATGCCATAATCAATAACATCTCACGACTTATCTACGGCAAAGGATTGTCAGCTACTGACGCTAACCGCAAGCCTAATGAGTACGCTCAAATGATGACCTTGATTTCAAAGGAATGTTTGCGAAAGATTGTTTTTGACCGAAAGTTATTCGGTCAGTTTGCTATCCAAGTACACTACAACGATAAGCACGACAAGATTCTCAAGGCTTATCATATCCCTGTAAACTTACTACGTGCTGAAAAATGCAATAAAGACGGAGAGATTGAAGGATACTACTACTCGGACGATTGGACTGATTTAAAGAAATATGTCCCTAAACGTTTTCCTGCGTTTGGATTTACCAACGAGAAGGTAGAAATATTATTCAGTAAACCTTATTCAGTCGGAATGAAATACTATTCCTACGTTGACTATCAGGGAGCAGTTCCCTATGCACTTTTGGAAGAGGAAATTTCCGACTACCTTATCAACGAGGTTCAAAACGGATTCAGCGGAACTAAAGTAGTTAACTTTAACAACGGAGTGCCTACATTAGAGCAGCAAGAAATCATCTCTGCAAAGGTTCTCGGCAAGTTGACTGGCTCTAAAGGTCAAAAAGTAATCGTAGCGTTCAACGACAATATGGATACTCGTACTACGGTTGAGGATATCCCACTTAATGACGCACCTGAACACTACACGTATTTAAGTGAAGAGTGTTTGCGTAAGATTATGCTCGGACATAACGTCACATCACCTCTTTTATTTGGTGTTGCATCGTCTAACGGATTCTCTTCAAACGCTGATGAGCTTGAGAACTCGTTTATCTTCTTTAATAATATGGTCATTAAGCCTTTCCAAGAGGAGATAATTGACGCCATTGACAAGATTCTTGCTTTCAATAACATCTCTTTAAACCTATTCTTCAAGACTCTTAAGCCGCTTGAGTTTGTAGACCTGGAAAACGCAGTTACCGAAGAGCAAGTTGCGGAGGAGACAGGTACGGAGTTAAGTAAACACCTACCAAAAGAAGTAGCCGAGCAGCTCATCGCACTTGGTGAGACACCTGACGAGAATTGGCTTCTAATAGACGAAGCACCTGTAGACTATGATTCGGATGAGTTAGAGAACGAAATGCTCTCTAAAGAGCTTGAACCTACCTTAATGAGCAAGGTGTGGAACTTTGTAAGCACAGGAGACGCTCGTCCTAACATCACATCAAAGCAAGACAAGGTCATTGACGGAATCAAGTTTATTACTCGCTATGTTTACGAAGGTAAGACTGGTGGTAAAAGCGGAAAAGGTAGAGACTTCTGCAACAAGATGATGGATGCTAAAAAAATCTACCGCAAAGAGGACATCCAAAAAATGAGTGGTCAGCAAGTTAACGCAGGATTCGGCCCTAAAGGTGCTGCTACTTATGACATTTGGCTTTACAAAGGTGGTGCTAATTGTCACCATAGATGGAACAAGCAAGTGTATGCAACTTTTTCAGGCAAGGCATTGAACGTAGGTAGCAAAGAATTAAAGCAAGTAGCAGTACGCAAAGCAGAGAAGTTAGGCTACATTGTAAAGAATGAGGCTTTGGTTTCTACTCGTCCTATTGACACACCTACAAGAGGCTACTTACCTAAAAACGATTAATAATGGCAACGGCACTACTAATTACAAGAGACGATATAGTTCGTTTTACCGCAGTCAACGGCAACGTAGATACTGACAAGTTCATTCAGTTCGTTAAGATTGCGCAGGACATCCATATACAAACCTATTTAGGTACGAAATTACTTGAGAAGCTACAAACGTTAATAATTGCAAACACGCTTACAGGTAACTACGAGACACTTGTAGAAACATACGTTAAGCCAATGCTCATCCATTGGAGTCTCGTTGAATATCTTCCTTTCGCAGCTTACACAATTGCTAACAAAGGAGTTTACAAGCACTCGTCCGAGAACGCTGAAAACGTAGAGAAAAACGAAGTTGATTTCTTGTTAGAGAAAGAGCGACAAATTGCTCAACACTACACGGAGCGTTTCATCAGTTATATGAGTTTCAACCAAGACTTATTCCCTGAATACAATCAAAACGTTGACCAAGATATGTACCCTGACACTACGAACAATTACACCAGTTGGTTTATATGAAGAAAAACAGACCGAAGGGTTTGAAGTATAACCCTAAAAACACGAATGTAGAAAAATTACGAATCTATTTAAGCAAACAAGAAAATGGCAAATAGCAACGGATGGGGAGATGGCGCAGCAAACAACGCAATAGGTTGGGGGCAAGGCGCAGTCAACAACTCAATATCTTGGGGGGATTCTCACGAGGTATCTTGGGCAGGACTTACGGATATTGTAGGATTTGCTTACGAAGATGAATACCAAGCAATTTTAGATAGAGCTACTACTCTCGGCTATGCCTTACCAAGTGATGCAGTTAAACTCAAGCAAAACACGCTTCTTACTTCTTTAAAGTCTACAGGTGTTTGGTCAAAACTTGACGTGTTCTATGTGTTCGCTCAAGATGGCGGCTCTGCTTTTGGAACGCTCAATTGGAAGAATCCTAACGCTAATCAATCAACGCTTGTCAACTCTCCTATATTTGTTAGCAATGGAGGATTCACAGGCAACGGCACAAGCAGCTACATTGACACGAACTTTAACCCATCTACTCAAGGAGTTCAGTACACTCAAAACAACGCTTCTCGCTACTTCTTTACTCACGCAATAGGTACGGGTAGGTTTGACGGAAATACAAGCGGAACAAACTCAATGTTTTTAGGTGTGTCCGCATCGCAGCGTATTAATGCTGGCTCAAATACCGCAACACCTCCGATTGATTTTACTTCAGCAGTAAATACTAAATCACTACATCGAACATCCTCAACGGCAGTAACTGCGTACAATAGTACGACTGCTCAATCAGCTACTCAAACATCAGCAGCAATGACTTCAGCGAATCAATGGATTTTGCGTTCATCGACAAATTATAGTACAAATACCTGCGCAGCGTATGCAATGGGAGCTTCAATGATTTCGGAGCATACCAATTTCATCAATACTTGGAACACCTATAAATCTTCACTATGATAGTTCTACATCCAAACCAAGACCAATACAAAGCATTGAATGGCTACAAGAATAACGCAAGCGAACTGCTATTTGTACAAGATGGAAGCGGTAGATTTATCGTAGGCATCGAGGTATTAAATGACCCTAACTTCATCGAGATTCGTGAGCAGTTATTAGAGTTTGAACAAATCACATACACACCTGCTGAATGACCGAATTTGTTACCATCATAAAAAAATACGGAGTAACTGGTGTGCTTGCTCTTTGGCTGTGGCACACGGATAACCGCCTGAACAAAGTAGAAACTGCTCTCTATGATTGCTACAAAGAGCAGAGCTATCGTAAGGCTACAAATACACGAATTAAACTACCTGAAAAGTTATACGCAATATTGCCAAATGATAAAAGAACTAATAAACGAAACTCTAAAGCCTAACGGCAAATGGTCTATTAAAAGATTGTCTGCTTTTACGTCTTTTTGGATAGCGGTATTCTATGCGCTGCTTCCGTTGTTTAAGCCGTTTAAGGTTCACGAGTTCGTGTTTGTAGGGTTACTTACTTACTCGGCAACTTCTTTAGGGTTAAGCGTATGGAATAAAAAAATAGACAAATGCTGACAACTGCACAAGCCATAGCAAAATACGGACAACCTAACGAACAGGGAACGTATCTAACTACAATCAAATTACCTTATCCTATGCGCATTGCTTGGGATACTAAAACAATGGTGACAAAGATGCGATGCCATAAAGACGTTGCAGATGCCTTTTTAAAGGTGTTTAATGAGCTTTTATCCGTGTATGGGTACAATCGCCTTGTAGAGTTAGGGATAGACCTTTACGGAGGATGTTTTAACTACCGCAAGATGCGAGGTGGTTCGTCTTGGAGTAAACACGCTTTCGGGATTGCTATTGATTTAGACCCTGCGAGAAACACGCTAAAAGAAACAAGCAATACTGCGAGGTTTGCTCGTCCTGAATACAAGGAAATGATTGACATCTTTTATAAACACGGATTTATTTCACTCGGTAAAGAAAAGAACTATGATTGGATGCACTTTGAGATTGCGAAGTAAACTGATTTTGTCGCTTTTATTGGTAATATTTGCGACATCTTGCTCGGTAAATTACCACGTACGTAAAGCCTTTGACAAGGGTTACCGCTGCGAGGAGGTAGCAGACACTTTTGTTATAAATTCTATTGACTCAATTCCGTACGTTTTAAGAGACTCTATAATGTGGGAGAAGGTATTAGTCCAAAAAGATACAATCGTGCGCTACAAGCGTTCTTATGTGCCTAAAACAAGGCTACAAACACGAATTGAATATAGACTCAAGCGAGATACCTTGAAAATGATTGAAAAAGTTGAGGTAGTCAAGTACAAAACGGAAAAACGTAAAAACACGAAACCTAATATTTTATTGTTAGTTTTAGGCTTTGCAGTAGGAATGATAACAAACTGGCTACTGCGTAACTTTAAAAACCCTTTATGAAGCAATACCGATACAGGTTAAAACAAGACGAAGCGGATATAGTGCATCAGTACCGTGCTATAAAAAAAGAAGCTAACTCTTTAGGGTTAGACGAAAAGGACGTTAAACACGGATGGATAAAAAACAAAGAAGCAAGTTTATTCTTTAAAAATCCAAACTTCAACGGACAACAAGACAAGTTCAACGAGTTCAAAGATGAGCTAATCAACTCCATTGCCGAGCATAGTCCGTCTTATCCTACGTTAACACGAACACAAGGAACGGAAGGACACCTGTTAGTCATAGACCCTGCTGACATCCACATAGGTAAATTATGCGATGCGTTTGAAACTGGTGAAGAATACAACTCTCAAATAGCCGTACAACGTGTTTTAGAGGGCGTACAAGGCATTTTAGACAAGTCCGCAGGCTTTCATATAGATAAGATACTATTCGTTGGTGGAAACGATATTCTCCACATAGATACTCCAAGACGAACTACCACGTCAGGAACTCCACAAGATACTGATGGAATGTGGTATCGTAATTTTCTAACCGCAAAACAATTATATGTTGAGATTCTTGAAAAACTCATTGCTTTGGCTGATGTGCATTTTGTGTTCAATCCTTCTAACCACGATTACACTCACGGATTCTTTCTTGCTGATTGTATCAAAACACATTTTCGTCAGGCTACAAACATTACTTTCGACTGCTCTCTTCAACATCGCAAGGCTTATAGATACGGAGAGAACCTAATCGGCACTACTCACGGAGATGGAGCGAAGCAGCAGGACTTACCGCTTTTGTTGGCTACCGAATTTCCTATGGATTGGAGCTTAACCAAGCATAGGTACGTTTATATGCACCACGTTCACCACAAACTATCCAAAGACTATCAGGGAGTGACGGTTGAATCGCTACGTTCTGCATCAGGTACGGACTCTTGGCATCACCGAAACGGCTATCAGCACGCTCCAAAAGCTATCGAAGGATTCTTGCACCATAAAAAACACGGACAAATTGCACGTTTATCTCACATCTTTTAGTATATTTGTGACACCTGCCACTATTCATAGCGTAAGAGCCTCCTTAATCGGGGGCTTTTTTGTTTTCTTTAAAAAAAACTTTGCGTCTACAACCCTTGTAAAATAAGGAAATCTAAAAAAATGTTAAAAAAAGTTGTTGAAAAGTTTGGTATCTTTATATTTGTGTATATCTTTGTAAGGTCAATAAGGCACAACATTAAAAACAAACGCTATGAACACTTCAGACAAAGCATATCAACTAATGACAATCAAAGCTGACTTGTTAGAAGTTACTTTAGGTGAGCGCACAAACGTAGAAACAATCAAAGAGGGTAACACTTCATTTTCTTACAAAGTGTGGTTCTGCAATTCAAACAATAAAATTCAAACAAGAATCATTAATATATCTTTAAAAGGGTACTAATAACAAAAACGAGGGGTGCGACTCGGTAACGCACATTAATTTTAAACGCTATGACAAAGGAAGAAATTTTAGAACTAATCTTCAACGAAGAAAGAGAGCTTTACGCAGAGCTTCAGGAACTACGTAAATACTTCGGCTACGATGACCGAGGCACGCTACACACCCAAGCGCAATGGGGTGCATTAGTAAACATTTTAGATAAAATCGAAGAGAATGAAAACAATTAATTATTACGTAGTTTGGTTCAAGGGATTGAATCAAGACGAGAGAGAAACTTTAGGAGGCGCAGTCATTGCAGTTCTAATCGTGTTTTTCTTGGTTTGGTTGCAAAGCACAAATAGCTACCCAGTCTTGGATGCGAAAACAACGGACACGCAGACCTACAAAAAAAAGACCTACGAACTGAAGCCGTCATTTGACAAATATGTTAACCACGTTTATAACGATAAATTTAGATAAGATGATTGTACCTGAACTTAAAGATTTTGATGTTTACTCGCCAAACGAACTCAATTTTGTTTACCTGATGGTGACGCTATGGGACGAAGGAGACACGGACACTAACGGAGAAATCCTTGCTGAATACGAGATTAAAATTTACGATGCTTACGCTCATTATAAAATCACTAAAAAAACCTACGATGAAAAACTCACTATTAAACAAACAAGAGAATGCGATGAATGCCTTGAGAGATTATACGAATCCAACACGTTTGAAGATGCCTACGTTGAAGCCTACAACGAACCGGACGAGCTTAATTGGTTCATTTAACCACTATCAGGTAAACCGATTTTGGACATCATTTAACCACGACTTATACAATCGAATTTGTGAAATTAAAATGCAAGAGCTATGAATTTATATGTAACTGAAATACAAGCATTGAATCCACATACTAAAGAGTTGAGGATATGGTCAGGTCCATACGTCAAAGGAATTAGCTTTGAAGATGCGCAAAGATATTGCGATGAAAATTTAGGATATTGCAAAGTAGTAGGTAAGTTGGTTTCTGAAATACCTTGTAAAAATGGTGTGTTATCCGAACCTGATTTTGATAATATGATTGATTATGAATTAAAAAATTTAAATTAATTATGAAAGATAAAGAATGGAGCGGGTTAATGAAAGTACCAGATGCTGAAATAATAAAACAACTACGAATTAAATTAGGTCAAGCAAATTCTTACATATCCGAATTAGAAGAGAAAATCAAAGAATATACACAAAGAAAAATCAAAGAGGGTGCGTTAATTTGTCTCGAAGGTAGGGTAAAGAATTTAGAGAAAGAGCTTGAAAAAAGCAGAAAAGAATGTAACAAAGCAGTTGAACATAACATAAGACTACAAAAACAACTATTTAAAATGCAAGAGCTATGACACCGAAAGAGAAAGGAATACAATTAGTAGAGCAATTTGCATCCGTGTTAATGCACGATGAGTTCTATGAGGATTCAGTGATGTGCGCAAGAATTTCAGTTAATGAAGTAATTGAGGCTTTACACGAGCATCATTGGCAAAATAGACTAATAATAAATTATTGGGAAGAAGTAAAACACGAATTAGAAAAGCTATGAAACTATATTGGACAATGAAAACAGGTCAGCAAATTGACATTGACGAGATGAGCGAAAGCCATTTAAGAAATACGCTAAAAATGATTGTAAGAAATACTCAAGCAAAAACGAAAGTTACAAAAACACGAATTGGAAACATCGAAGCCAATTTTGCAGAAGAGCTATACAAAGAATACGAAGAAGAAGAATTTTATTTTTAAGCTGTGAGATACAAACTTACATACAAAATAGGACTGGCAGTAGTTCAGGAATGGATACTCACATCGCAGTCTTTAGCCTATTGGAAGAAACACGACTTACTTGTGACAGGCAGATACAATGACGGAAAATTTATAGTAACACCAATAGAACCGAAATGAAAGTAACTGACAAAATAACAATAACAAACGAGGATAATATGAAGCTGATGGCACGTTATCCCGATAACTATTTTGATTTAGCAATAGTAGACCCGCCTTATGGAATAAATATCGAACAAAGAGTATTTAAAGACGATAAAAAATGGGACTCTGAAACACCTAAAAAAGAATATTTTCAGGAACTATTTAGAGTTTCAAGAAATCAAATTATTTGGGGAGGTAATTATTTCATAGAACATTTGTATTCAACAAAATGTTTTTTAATTTGGGATAAAAAAATAACTCCAAAACATACCTTTTCTATGGCGGAATTTGCATGGTCTTCGTTTAATAGTAATTCAAAATGTTTTTATCAACCGCCTCCAGGTGATAGGGGTTTTTATACTATAGACGAAGCGCGAATACATCCGACTCAAAAAAGTATTGATTTATACAAATGGCAGTTATCGTTGTACGCAAAACAAGGCGACAAAATACTTGACACTCATCTTGGTTCAGGAAGTATTGCAATAGCCTGCCACGACTATGGCTTTGAGTTAACTGCTTGCGAGCTTGACGCTGAATACTACGAAAAGGCGTTGCAAAGAATTAAGAACCATACAAATCAAACAAACTTATTTTTATGACAAAATTAGAACTTATAGAAAGCCTAATCAATGAATACGGCTTAAAATCAAAAAATCGCAGCAGAGATTATTTATATCGCAGATACTACCTTTACAACGAACTGCGCAAAATTGACTATACGTTAACTGAAATTGGAAATATGTTTGGTGGTAAACATCACGCTACTATCCTGCACGGACTACGTCAACACGAAGACCTTCACAGGTTTGGATACGAAGACTACAAGATAGCTACAAGGCGAATAGACGAGGTCTTATACGGTGCAACGCTTCCTTACTACGATGATTCACCTGACTTGGTAAAAGACGTTCTAAAGGCAAAAACGTACACGCAGTTTAAGAAGATTCAGCGACACATAAAATTAGGGAAATACGAAAATCAATAACTATGGAAGAAATTTGGAAAGATGTAATTGGTTATGAGGGAAGATATAAAATTTCCAATTATGGTAGATTAAAATCAATTAAAAAACAAGAAAAAATTTTAAAAGGAAGCATTAATAAAGATGGTTATATTCAATACAGTTTAAATTGGGCAAAATACAAAAAGTTTGATGTATTTGGAGCGCAACAATTAGTTGCAATGGCTTTTTTAAATCATAAACCTTGTGGATTAAAATTAGTTGTTGACCATATAAATGATAATAAATTAGATAATAGAGCAGAAAACTTACAAATTGTTACACAACGATTTAATGTATATAAAACGCAAGGTAACTACTCAAGTAAATATAAAGGAGTTTATCGGGATAAATATGCAAAAAAATGGAGAGCTCAAATTAAAATAAATGGTAAAAAAAAATATCTTGGCTTATTCGATTGCGAACTAAAAGCGCATTTAGCATATGAGGACGCATTAAAAAATTTAGAACAAACGCAACCTTTTTGATAGTTATACGTTATATTTGTAGACGGGAATGCAGTCCCAAGTAAAGAAATTATTTAAACCTCATTTGGAGAGTAGTGCTGCATCACGAAATCTGAATGGGGTTTTTCGTTTTAATGCAGTAAGATGAGCAAAGAATTACCATTTTTTAAATTTAATGCTACCGAGTGGATAACTGGTAACATAAGCTACGAATCATTCGAGCTACAAGGCGCATTCATTAGTGTGTGCGCAGAATATTGGAATAGGAATAATAACCTAACAATTGACGAAGCCAAGCTACGCTTAAGGCACGCTACAATAGTTGATTTATTGATTGAGAAAAATTATTTAAAGACAAAAAAAAATAAAATTGTAATTACGTTTTTAGATAAAGAGCGTGAAGACATCGAGTCTAAACGACTGAAATTGAGTGAGTCAGGTCGCAAGGGTGGCTTAAGCAAGGCTAAAGCATCGCCAAAGCAAGGCTCAAGCATTAAAGAAGAAGATAAAGAAGTAGATAAAGATATATATAGGAGCTTCGCTCACCTGTCTATCTCAAATGCTGATATTGAAAAGCTATTAGAGAAATACTCTATAAACGAAATTGATGAGGTATTAGACTCCATAGAAAATTTCAAAGGCAACAAGAAATATACTTCACTATATTTGACGGCTAATAAATGGCTATCTAAAAACAAGAAATCTACGGAAGTTGAAGAGCCTAAAGAATTATTATTAGCACGTAAATTAGGACTATGTTAAGTAAGCAAGGAGACGCACTACAATACCTCTTGGATGTGCGAGATGGTAAAATCAAACAAGGACTTGGACTTGACTGCTTTTTAGACGAGCATTTAAGATTCAAGCCTAAACAACTAAACATCATTTTAGGACACGACAACGTTGGCAAGACGTATTGGATAAACTGGTACTTCCTTACGCTTGCACTTAAACACGGACTAACGTTTTGCATTTGGTCAGGAGAGAACCAAAAAGGTCAAATCCTGCGTGATATGATTCAAATGTATAGAGGCAAGCATTTCAGTAAATTGAGCCACTCACAAATCAGCGGTGATCTTGCGTACTTGGAGCAGTTCTTTACGTTCATTGATAACTCTAAATTGTACAAACCTGATGAGATACTTGAGCTATTTAAGAAGAGCGGTGCTAATGTAGGATTTATAGACCCATTTACAGGTTTAGACCGTGAGATGAGCTTTTCAGGGAATTACGAATTTATGAACCGAGCGAGGCAGTTTGTGAATCAAACAGGAATGACTATTTACATAAACACGCACCCTAACTCCGAATCAGGTAGAACAGGTAACCTATACCAAGACGGAGAATGGAAAGGACATTTAAAACCTCCACTTAAAGACCACATAGAAGGCGGTAAGGCATTTTTGAATCGTTGCGATGATATGTTTGTAATTCACCGCCTAATCAAACACGAAACAATGAAGCTGATAACTTGGGTAGGAGTAGAGAAGGTCAAAGACACGGAGACAGGAGGCAAGCACACGGCACTAAATGAGCCAGTCTACTGCAACTTCAATTCAGGCATCGGATTCCAAATAAACGGAGTAGACCCTTTAGCTCCTTTCCGACCAAACGAAAAGCAGATGACGCTACCAAAAGACGGACAAATAGAAAGTACATCGGATAAACTCCGTAGATTAGCAAACCAAAACCCTTTTTAAAATGGACTTATCACTTAAAATACTATGGGCAAAAACAACCGTATGGACGGTTAAAGAACGAATCAAGAACGTAAGAGAGAAACTCGAAAAAGACAAGCCTGATGCCAAAGACTACATAAACGGAGGCAAGGAAAGCGAGGAGTATCTGCTTGAGACGATTCAGGTGATCAACCTACTTGAAGACGAAATAACGAATCTAAACCGAGAGCTTAACCAACTGGCAAGACGAAACGCACAACTGCGAGTTGCCTACCAAGAATTACAAGACGAAATTAAATTTAAAAACGTAGAATTATGAAAGTAGAAAAAAAATTAGTAGCATTAACCGCCTTCCTTCCTGTGTTGGCAGACTTCATTGAGGATTTAAACGACCAGTACGTCTTTAAACAATCAATCAAACGCAAAGCAAATATGCTTGCAGAAGAAATCCAACGAGTAGACCGAGACATCCTACGAATAGACGGAGAGAACGCAGGTAAGATATTTGACGAGCAAATTCAGTTGCAGATATTGTTTCGCCAATGGATTGAGAAAGTAATTCAAATAGACTAAAAAAACACGCTATGAAAAAATTAAAAGTAGGTTCGGACTTTTCAGGTGTAGGAGCATTTAATCAAGCTCTAATGCGTTTAGGAGTAAATTACGAAGAGGAGTTTGCCTGTGATATGGATAAGTATGCACGAGATACATTTATCCATAACTACGGTGAGCCTAAATACTACCCAACAAATGTATATGAGCGAGAGATTCCGACCGAGTCACTTGACATCTATGTAAGTTCACCGCCTTGTCAGGCATTTTCAAAAGCGGGTAGAAAATTAGGCAAAGAGGATAAGCGAGGCATCTTGTTCTTTAACTCACACGAATTTATCCAGGTAAACAAACCAAGATTTTTCATATTTGAAAATGTAAGGGGATTGATTTCAAATGATAATGGAACAACATTTCAGGAATGGATTAATATGCTTGGTGGAAAATCAGTCAACGGAATACCGGTGATATTCCCATACGATAATTCAGTTCCTTACCATTTGTATTGGCAAGTTCTTAATGCAAAGAATCACGGTGTTCCGCAGAATCGTGAGCGAGTATTCTTGATTGGTATCCGTGACGATGCTGACAATCGATTTCAATTCCCACGAGAAGAGCATTTGAGTAAAAGATTGAAAGATGTGTTGGATGATGATGTGAATAATAAGTATTTTTTAAGTAAGAAAATGATAAATGGTTTTATTCAACATAATATCAATCATAATCAAAAAGGAACAGGATTTATATTTCAACCAAAATCTTTAGATGATGTGGCAAATTGTTTAAGAGCAAATGCAGCTTTATGTGCTACCGATAATACAATAATAATAGGGAATACAAATCCATCAGGAATAGGAATGAATGGGTGTATTTATGACGAAGAAGGAATTGCTCCAACATTATGGTCGGGACACGGTGAAGGACTTAAAATTAAATCAAATACAATTAGAAAGCTCACTCCACGAGAATGCTTTAGATTGATGGATTTCCCTGATACATTTACCTGGAAGGTAAGCGACTCACAAGCATATAAGCAAGCAGGCAATTCAATCGTAGTTAATGTGCTTTACAAAATATTAAAACAACTGCCTTTATGAGATGCAAGAACTGCAAGGAGAAGTTTGAGCCTGTACGCTTTAATCAAAAATACTGCTTGAATAAGATGTGCGTTGATGCTTGGGTTCAAGAAGCGAAAGTAAAGAGCTGGCAGAAGAAGAAAAAGCAAATGAAAGCCGATTTAGAGACCGTTCAAGACATTGTCAAGGCTGCTCAAATGGTATTCAACAAATACATCAGGGAGCGAGACAAAGACGAACTATGCATCTCCTGTAAGCAAGTACCTAAAAAGGTAAACGCAGGGCATTTTTACAACGCTAACAATCATTGGAACGTAAGATTTGATGAGGATAATGTTCACTTGCAATGCGAGAGGTGCAATAGTTTCTTATCAGGTAACCTAATTGAGTATAGAGCTAACCTACTAACTAAAATCGGAGCTGAAAGATTTAATCAACTTGAGGCAAGAGCAAGGATAACACGGAAGTTTACCAAAGACGAACTAAAAGAATTGATAAAAAAATATAAAAAAAAGTTTGCAGAATTAAAATAAGTATTATATTTGCATATAACATTTAAATAAAACGCTATGAAAACTTACTTTTTTATTTACGCAGACGAACAAGGCAACGAGTTATGGATGAACGCATACGAATGCCAAAACGATGAGGAAGCAGCTGAATTAGGTAAAGAGTTGTGGATGAACTGTGGTGAAGGAGATTGTGACCACATATATTTTGTAAATTAATTAAACAGGGGGGTGCGCATCCGTAACGCACAAAATAATAAACGCTATGAAAAATCTTGGTTTGTTTACCTGGATAAATTCGTGTGAGTTAAAGAACAAGATGCCTCGCTTATCCTCTTTGCCTAATTTTCTACCCGCTTTTGA